AATGGTGGTGTCCATGTAAGCTTTAAGTGGTCTTGACCATGTAATTCAACAGCAAAATCTTCTACATTACTAGGTGGTTCAACTCCTCCAACAATGACTCTTGTAGTTGAAATAAATGTACTTTTTGAACCAATAGAGTTTACTGCCCTTGCTCTTACTTGATATGTAGCACCATCAATAACATTTAGGTGTTGATATTCCAGTATTTTGCCAACAGCTATTTCTCTAAACTCATCACTTACAGCATTTCCATCAGGGTCTAATGTTTGTTTAATTTGAATTTCATAATTATCAACAAATTGGTCTGGTGAAACACCAACAGTAATTAGTAATCTAGTAATAACAATACCATCTGCATATTCAACTAATTCATCATCAAGCGATAAACTTGCAGGGGGCTGTACTGAAAAAGGGTTGGGTAAGGTAGTATTCGGTATTGTTGCAACCTCTTGTTGTGTGCCAAATGTGTAAAAACTATCTTGATGTTCAGATAGTTGTAAATTAATAGTATGGTCTGAATTTACTGTTAAATTTTGAACTCTAAAAGGTTTTGCAGAAAAGCTTGGTGTTGCATGAGTAATATTCACCAAATCACCTACAGCCAAATCTAATGCTGTAGCATCTGCTTTCAAAGAAACATCTAAACTAGTTCTTGACCTTCTTAATATAATTTCTGCCATTTCTTGTGCTTGATAAGGACTATTAAGCATAGGAAAATCAAACCTTCCCTCTAGCAATAAACCACCATCAGCAGTTTTCATTGTTGAATGTTGGTCTGCACTTGCTATGCCAGTTTCATCTACTGGTGGAAATTGTGCTGTATCTGATTGAAAGCTTTTATTTGGGTTGATAAAATTTACAATTACTCTATTAAATCTTGAGTTTTTGTTTTTGCTTGTTACAGATATACCACCAATAATATTGTCTTCTGTAAGGGTTATAGAAGCTGTTCCAGTGGTTTCTACTAAAATATTATATATACCTGCTGAAAAATTTAAATACCCCCTACAACCCCTTAAAAAGCTTTTTACATTATCAATAGCTTTTTTTGAAGTATCTATAACAGTATGACTATTCATCAAATCTATAGCACTAGCACCACTAAAAGGGGTTATTTGAGTATCGCACACATCACCTGCTATTTGCCAATCAGCAAAATTGCTATCAAAGTAACTATTCTCAATTCCCATACCAAATCTATCATTTCTTAAATAATCTAATAGTTGATAAACTGGATTATCTGAATATTCCCAAGTTGAACTTGTATCTTTTCTATGGCTACCAGAACCACCAGTTACAGTGCTATCAAGATTTGGATTATAAACTTTTTTTCCTTTTACAATAGCTTGAACAGTAGGTATTGAGCCAAATTTATCATTATTCCATTCAAACCTTATAGCTAAATATGCCAATCCTCTTAATCTATGGTTACTTGTCCATGAACTTAATGTTGATAATAAACTTGATGCTGTTTGTGAATCTGAACCAAAATGTGGCTCTACTGTTATTAAACTTGAACCATCAAAAAAATTAGCATCACTACTTGCAACAGTAACTTGGGTATTATCTGCTAAATCCCCAGAAAATGTAACTTGATTATCATTGATTTCTATAGAAGAAATATCATCTATCTCACCCTCACTTAAAACAATAGCCATATAAAGATATTGATTATCAGTGCCAGAAGTTTCTAAAAAAACAACATTACCACCTACTTTTCTTGTGCCATAAACTATAGGAATTGAACCATTGGCACTTTTTTTATTAACTAATATTCCTTTAGCATCTAAGTCTTGTTGGTTTTGACCAAAGTCTGGTATGTCTGGCATTGGTATAATCCAAGAAATAACATCTTCTACAAGGTCAACAGCACCATCAACTATGTCTGCTCCAAGTTCAAAAATATCTTCAACAATATCGCCCATTAATTATATCTCCAATTAGAGCCTAGATTATCGAATCCTAACCTTTTAAATACTGGTTCTGTATCATTTCCAGTTGTTACAGTTAGATGTATGGGTAAATCTTTAGCTATTTTCTTAACAGCACTTATCAAAGTATTTAGTAATTTAAAATTTCTGAAATTTCTTTTAATATAAATTGTATGTAGATTCATACATTCTTGCGAACTAAACCAATAACTTGATTTATAACAAATTGCACAACCTATTAATTCATCTATATCTAAATCTTTTAGTAATATAATTTGACCTTTTTTTAAAAACATAATTATTGAATTTTTTACCTTTTTATCATCTACATCTGGCAAATGTGTGCCTTCTTCATTTTTATAATTCCACAATAAATTAATTACATTATCAACGTCTTTTATTTCAGCATTATAAAGATGAATACTATTCATACCCTACCCCATTTGATATCCCTTACTGTTAAAGCCGAAAATTCCATACCTTTATCACCAGAAAAAAATCTTTGTTGGGAATTGTCTGTGGTTGTTCTTCCTGATGTTTTGCTAAAATTTGCCCAGTGTGAAGTAACTGTAAAAACAATTTTGGCTGTTCTAACATTATCTGTAATTTTATAATCGTTAATTGTTCCATAAAACAACAAAAATGGGTCTGATATTAAAGCTAAATTATTATCTAAAAAACCTCTATAAATATGAACATCATCATTGATAATATTTTCATTCAAAGCTATTGAAACATATGTTTGGTCAACACCAGACAAACTTACAATAAGCGAGTTTTTTGTAGGTTTATTAGTTTCGCTAACAGCACTAATATTTTTTAAATGACCATTTGATAAATATGTTCTTGAACTTCCAGAAACACTTGATGTTATATCAAAACTAGCATTTGTTAAATATACTGGTGTTCCAAATCCAAATTCTATCAACAAAACTGGTTCTATAATACCAGTTGCTAATTCCGTTTTGACTGCACTTGTTAACCCTCTAGCCATGTTTTCCCCAGGGAAATATCTAATAAAATCAATGACTTACACATTATAATGATTCTCTTACATCAAACTCATAAGTAAATAATAAATTACCATCTTTATCACTTTGTCCTGCACTAAATTCTTGTACATCACTTGTTAAATAAACTGTAAATGGCACTGAATCATAGGTAACAGAACTATTATTAGCTAATGCTTCCCTCAAAGGTGGCTCTATAGTAACTGTAGAAGCATTACTTGATGATGTTGCATCTTCTACAACCATATAAACTTTACTATGTGCAAACTTAATCAAATCCCCTGCCTTTAGCCTTCCTGCACCATCTCCTGCAAAACCATCTATTGCTATTGTAGTGTCTGCAACTGCATGAACTCCATTGACTAATAATGTACCAGTTTCGTTACCTTGTGCATTTAAATAGCTTGGGAATGTGACAGTAAAATTTTCTTGTCTACTTCTTTGCTTCATTATAAATGCCATAACTGGTGCAAAATCTGCTCTAGTCATAGGTGGATATTGTATTGTAAAACTAAAATGCTGTCCTTGAATTTGCCTTCTAAATGTCTTGCCACTATCAGTTTCACTAAACAAAGTTTTTTGATTACTTTTAAGATTGACTGCAACAAAATTAGTTTTTGGTAATGCTCCACTCATACTATCGCCATTTTACCCTTTTCATTCATTGCATTATTTATAATATTTACTAATGTTCCTCTACTATTAACCAATAATTCATTAAAACCTCTAGCATCAACAGTATTTATATTAAAATTAACTGTAACTGGTTGGCTCATACCATCAAGTTTGTTGTTTGGTACAACATTTGATGGTCTATCTGGAACAATTAATTCTGCACCTGCTTCACCTACCATATAGGGTTGCCCTTGATTTACTCTACCCCCAAGTCTACGACCTGCATATTTTTGTTGGGAAATACTTGCTATTTGAATAGCACCCAAAGCACCTATAGCAATAGCCAGTGGTATATTAGGTAAAACTTTAGCCACTGCTCCTGCTGTGTCCATTATTGCTTCACCTAGTCTAAAAGCTTTATTTAGTTGAAATGCTTTTCTATTACTTTGAGCAAGTTGGTCTAATGCTTCCCTGCCAACTTTCTTTGCCAAATCTGTTTTGTCTTTACCAGACATTTTTTCAAGTTGTATTTCACTTGCCCTACCAGATTTTATTAGTTGGAAATTGTCATCAAATACTTGTTTTCTAATTGCTTTCTCTTTTTCTGCTGTTTCGTGAGCAATTTGCAATAATTTATCAGCATTTATTCTTGCAAGTTCAGCTTTTAATTCGTCATGTCCTTGTATTCTTTGAATTTCTTTTTCATTCATTTCTTTTTGTAATTCAAATTCCGTGTTTAATTGTTCCCTCAATGGGTCAATAGGGTTAATAAGTTCTGAACCTGTCATACTTCTATCAAGTTGAGTTCCTTGCCCCATTTCTGCACCAGTAATAAATTTTTTATTTAATTCTTCTTCTTTCTTGATAAGTTCATCAATTTTTTTCATTTCTTTAATTAATTTGTCTTGACGTTCTGCTGTTAAAAATACTTGTCTATTTTTTCCAACATTTTGTTCTTCAATAGCTTTTGTAAGTTCTTTTTCTTTTTCAATTTGTGCATCTATTAATTTAAGTTCTCTTTGGAATCTTTCTAAATCTTTGCCTTTTGCTTTTGAAATAGCAAATTCAATTAGTTTTCTTCTTTCTAATAATTTAGTGAGTTTCCTATTTGGCTCTATACCACCTGCTACTGCATCATTCATTTCAGTAAATGCAACTGCAATTCCAATCAATGCACCAATAACAGTTGTCTTAGTTACTTTTGCAAATGCTAACAAAGAACCTCTAGCAATCATAATATTTTTGGATAATGTCAAAAAGGCTATTGCAATTTTACCTACAATAACACCCAAACCAATAGCTTTAATTGTTTCAAAGTTTTCAGCTAAAAATCTAACTGCTTCCCCAGTTGCAATTACTGCTTGTGATAATCCCTTGCCTACAGCTTTTGCAATTTGCTCTATTGTATCTTCATTATCTTGTAATGCTTTATCCAATGCCCCAAACTCTTGTTTCAAACCTACAAAAAAACTTTGTGCCACTATTTTTTGAAAATTAAAGAACTTATCACCAATCATTGACAAAGTTCCTTCTAGGGTATTGGCTAAATCACTGGTGGCATTTGCAAACCTACCATTAGCACCAAAAACCCTTCTAAAAGCTTCTGCTGTTTCTTCTGCTGTTACTGTTGCACCTGCTTTAAAACCCAGTAAATCTCTTACCCCTCTTTCTCTGAAAATGTCTGCACTAGCTACACCTGCTGAAAATGACCTTTGTATTTGTTCTGCTGTAGTTCTAAAATCTAACCCAGTTACACTAGCAACCCTTCCAGTTATTTCTAATATTTCAGAAAGTTCATTTGCATCTTTGGCAACAACAGCTAGATTACCTGCACCTGCTTGTATCTGCTCAAGGCTAAAAGGCACTCTACCTGCAAATTTAGCCATTACATCAAAAGCTTTTGCACCCTCTTCAACACTACCAAATAAAAATTTTAATCGGATTTGTAGGGATTCAACTTGTTTACCAACATCAACAAACGATTTTATGGCAACACCTGCACCCAAACCTATGAGTGCATTTCTGAGATTAAAGACTGCACTTTTAAGACCATCTACACCTTTTGTTGCAGATTGCATAGCTTGTCTGGTTTTATCCTTGGCTATGATATCTATATTTACGTCTTTAGTTGCCACTTTTTGCCCTTGCTAATCTTTCTTGTCTATCTCGTTCTTCGCTTTGAATTTGATAATATGCTAACCACATATTAAACTCGTAAACTGTCATTTGCAAGATTTCGGCTACTGTCTTATGAAGTTTTTCAGCTAAACTAAAAATATTATGTAATTCTACATCATTTCTCAGTTTTTTTTATAATCTTCAATATCTGTGTTACCAGTACCCATGATTCTAGTAGCTACATCAGCAATTATATTTGTATCAGCTTTAGTTTTAAATTTAAGTATATGACTAGCATTAAACATTTTATTGCCATCTTTGGTTAAAGCTTTTTCAATAATTACATCAATCAATACTATTAGGTCTGTTCCACTTGCACCCTTAAATATTTTTTGTTTTTCAAGCATATTAAATGGTTTGCAATAAATTGCTTTATCGCCAACTAATCCCCATTCTGGTACTTCAATAACTTGTGTGTCAAGTGTACTGAAATGGTCTTTTATACCATCAAAATAATCAATATTTTCAGACATATTAGACAGTGCCTATTGTAAGACCACCAGTTCCTTGCCCAGATACAGTTCTTGTTGTAACACCATCAAGAGTAACACCTACAGACATTCCAGTAACTATTCCAGTTCCAGAAAACTTTCTGTCACCAGATTCATTTCCCTCTGGTAAAAATGCAAATGTAAGTTCTGCACCTTGAACTAGTGCTGTTTGCCCAGAATCTGTTTCATCAAAGTTCATATCTATTGAAAAAGTATATGTACCCCTTCCAACTAAGAATGATTTCATTGAACTTCCTAATGCTGTATCTTCAACAACGTCATGTGTTGTATCTACTGTGAAACCAGTTGCATT